CCGTCTATTAAATTAATATCAGTTGCGCTTGCAGTTACACCATCAAGAATATTAAGTTCATTTGTAGTTGCAGTGACACCATCAAGTAAATTTATTTCTGATGTACTTGCTGTTACTCCATCTAAAATATTAAGCTCATTAACATCTAATGTTGCACCATCTAAAATGTTTAATTCAGCTACAGTAGAAGTAAGTGTTGTTCCATTAATAGATAACCCATCAGTTTCAATTGAACCATTGACATCTACATTACCTTCGATATCAACATTATTATTTACAATTAAATCATTTGTTACTGTTACATTATTAGCAAATGTTGCATTAGCACCACTACCTGTAAGCATTGTAGTAGTACCAGATTTAATAACGAGATTGCTGGATGAATTTGTTAATGAACCATAATTTGTTCCATTATCTTTTAATAATACATCAGCACCATCAGCATCTAATACAATATCACCTGATGAGTTAATTGTAAATGCACCTGAATTAATTGCAAATGCATTTGAGCCTGCACTAATCTCATTTTGTGAAGCATCAAAGACTGCTTCAATATTATTTAAAGCAGAAACAAGATCGGTACCTAATGAACTTTCCAAAGTAGATATATCACCAATCTCACCGTGTAATGTGGTTAATGAACCAGAAACGGTTGATGAAATACCGCTAAAATCAATATTACCTAATTGTGTTTCATGTTCAGCTATGGCACCACTTACTGTTGAAGCAGCAGTACCCATAGCGCCTGTGGTAATAGTACCAAGTTCAGCATCGAGTTCGTTTATCGCACCTTGAAGTGACCCTGCACTTGTGGTTAAACTTTCGACTGAACCAATATCATGCTGTAATTCATTTAATGCATCAACTAAATTTGCACTAAATATTTTGATATCATCATTTGCTACAGCCGGTGTATTGAGTTCGATGGCATTTCCGTAGGCTGTATCATATGAGATAAATGAACCTGAATAATTTGCAATTGCAACAGCAGTCTCACCTACTGTTTCACCTTCATCTGTTGTTGTAAATTTTAAAACTTGTCCTGTTTGGAATGTTCCTGATATTGCTTTAAATAATAGTTCATTACTTCGAGCTCTGAGTACTGTACCTTGGAAACCACCTGTTTGATTAAGTACTGTACCTTCAAGAATATCTGAAACATCAGGTGAACCTGTTAAAGCGATTTTACCTGCAAGGTTAACAACATGGAATTCATCAGCATCAAGACCCTGATCTATTTCTACATTATTTTTATATACTCTTAATAAACCTTTTGGATATGCTTCGGTAACTAATCGAATAACATTTGCATTTGCAATTGTATTACTTCCGTCTGATAAATCTTCTGTAGAATCAAATGTACCTGATGAATTTTTAACTAGAATTTTTTCTGTTGTTGCATGAACAATCGTTGCACTATATCCACCTGATTGTGATATTGTTCCACCATTAGCAAATCCAGTAATTGATGATACATCTTGAAGTATAATATAACCTGAAATATTATCTACAGATTCTCCATTTTTATATTCAAATCTTGGTGTTAGAAAAACATTAGCATCTGCAGATACATCAGTATAAGTTAATACCTTATCAGCTAGGTCAGTTGAAAGCTGTTCATTATCACCTAAGTGTAATGCAATATCATTACTCTTTTGTCTGAATTCTTCTAATGTATTTGTTTTTAAAATTCTGATTTCTTTATTAGCTGCCATTATTTCTTACTCAACCCTTTTATTAATTTTTTTAATTCAGCTACATCATTTTCGAGGTTCTGAATCTTTTCGTCCTTTTGTTTTTCCAATGTCATTTGATTTCTACGTTGTTCGAATGCACTGCTATTAGTATTTATAATCGCTGATGTAGAGGAATCCCTTACAAAGTCAGGCATTTCTGCTACTTTTTCTAATTTCTTTTTTCCTCTTGGCATAATATTCCTATGTTGCGCAAATTGCTCTAAAGTCCTTAATTCTTGGAGGAGTTGAGGAATTAGTTGATTGCATTACTATCTTAAATTGTATTTTACCAAATGTACCTGCAGGATCGATATCATATCTTACTTCAGTAAATCCTAATGCATTAAATGGTACACTTCCTGTTGTTGGATTTGCTAATATGAAATCTTCATCATTTATATCTTTACCTGTACCTGCTGGTAATGCTCTATAGTAAAGTAATACATTTGATGCTGTTGGTCTATTGATATCTGTAAATACTGTTGCTACATCAGCCTCTTCTGCCAATTCAACAACCTTTGTTATATATCTTGCTAATTCTGTTCCACCTCTATTTACTGCTTCACCAGCTTCAGCACCAGAACCTGAATCACCCACAATATTTTGTATTGTAAATAATGATGATCTATTCATATCAATAACTGGTGATAAATGAGATTTACCAGAATCGAAACTCATAGTTGCAACAATACTTGCTGAATGATCTTGTGTAAGCGCATTTGATTCTTGTATGCTACTACCAATCATTAATGGTGAGTTTAATTTATAATTTTTATTAGGTAAAATATCCAATGCACTTGTAGCACTATATGGTGTTTCATTACCACTTATACTCTTACCTTTTGTCATTGTTGCTGCAAATGTAAGTGATGTACCTGGCACAGTGATATTTGAAATATTTGGATAGAATACATCAATATGTCTATTTTCAGTTGCTGTTACTGCACTTCCACCACCAGCACCTGATGAGCTTGCTGTACCTGATGCAGCATCAATTGTATAACTATCATGTGTTATATTAGCAATTGTATGAGTACCATTAATATTCGAAGCAGTTAATCCATTTGTATCTACAGCCCCTGCAATTATAACCTGTGAATTTGCTTGGTGCATACCATGATTTGGATGGAATACTGTAATAGTTGCACTACCGTTTGTAGTTGTTAAAGGTTCTTTACTTAATTTTCTTGGAGGTAAAGTATCATTTACCATTGTAAATGTTGAACCACTTCCAGAGAATTCACATCTATGTATATTAAATTTTAAATCCTTAGATTGTTCTGGTGTCCAAGTAGAAGCATTAGCACTACTAAAGAATACACCGTTATAAGGTTGTTTTGTAATTCTGTAATTAATATTTGTTAAATCAAATTGTCCCATTTCAGCAACATAGCAATTATAAGCATCTGTGTTTGCTGTTAATACAATTGCATACTCTACATCTTGTGCAAGGTATATAGGGAATGGGAATTTAAAGTTTGTCTTAGCTGAACCATCACTACTTGTTGCAATGTGACCATCTTCACCAGCATTACCTGATTGTGTAGTTGTTGGTTTTAATATTACATCAGCACCTGGAACTATACGTTGAGTAGGTACACCATTCTTTGTTGTTCTAATTGTTAATCTTACTGGTATAGCTGCGTCCTTAGTACTAAAGAATATATCAACTGAATTAATAAACATACCACCATCTTTTTGTACTAGGAATGTTTCAGCAATAGGGTCAATCCATTCAGTTGTTTCAATAACTTCTGTTTCTGTTATAACTCTATTTTCATTTAATTCTGTTTGTACTAACTTAGGTACTTTTGTTGATATGATAGTTTCTTGTACAGATTCTAATAAACCTTGTGCATGATATTGTACTTCAGCAAATGTTGTTTCAAGATTTTGATTATTAGCGTTATTGTCTGACAGTCTAAATTCTCTTACACCAGTAGCAAATTTAAGTACATCATTTCTTGGTATAACAAATGAACCTATAACTTCACCTGATGAATCAGTTACTAAATTACCTGCTCCATCTGGGTGAGCTGTTTCTCCTTCATGAGTAAGTACAGTATTTCTATCAGCAAATTCTGAGAATGAACTCTCTTCTCTTACATAATTAGCTACTGGAACTCCATCAAAGAATGCATACACTCTTGTGTTAGGCTTCATTAATTGAGCTTTAAAGAATATTTCTCTTGATCTTATGAATGGTACAAAGTTAACTTCAACAACTTTTTGTCCATCACTTCTTTGTACTGTATCAAATGCTACTTCTGTATTAATACCACTTCTTGATTGATGTGAAGTTGTAGTAACAACTGTATTTGTTGTGATAGAGTTTCCTCTTCCTCCGCCTTCCCACCAGAAGAAGTTTCTAAAGTCTCCACCTTCTCCTCTAAAGCTATTTTCTTCTACATCTACACCTGACCAGTTTGTTTCCCATTCATTCCATACTGTTCCAAGTATACCTTGTTCTTCAGCCATTTGAACAAATTGATCATATGCTTCTGAATCATCAATAAAGATTGATGGTCTTACATCTGTTTCTTTCCATTCATCTGATTCAGGTGATAGTTCTATTTGACCTCCCCACATAAATACATTATATGGATTTACATTTGAAACAAATGATGAATATGGTTGTGAAACTTCTAATGATTCTGTAAATGGTAATGTAACAATTGATTTGTTTCTTACACATCCACCGCCATGACCAGAATCTTCAATTAAATTAACATTTCTTTCATCAAACTTTGGTCTTAATACACTGTTCTTTTTATCTATAGAAGCTTTATAATCTATATTTGATGTATCACCAATCTTATGGTTTTTAAATGAATCAACTATAAATCCATTTTTTAATCTTGTATTAGCACCATCTAATAGTTGTACGTCTGCTGCTGATTGTTCTAATAAAGATAATGATGTATAATATTCAAGGTTCTTAATTCTTTTATCTAAAGAACCAATATCATTCATTGTGTATCTTCGATTGTCTTTATAGAATGGATGTATATCTCTATTAATATCGAATACATAAGGACTAAATCCTATTTTATATAATTCTAATGAATCTTGTGGTGTTTCAGGTTCTTGTGGTGTTTCACTTGGTATACCTTCTATTACATTAAATCCACCAGCCTTTGTTAAAACGAGTTTATCGATTCTTGGTAAATGATATTGAATATCTGTTGTAATAATAGAACTATTTGAAACTGGATTTGGTGCACTTCCACCTGTACCTGTAAATGCGCTTCCAGCATCATTAATTTTAGGTCTAAAGTCTATACAATCTCTTAATTGTACTGTACCTAATAAACCTGATGTAAATGATGGAATCTCTTCATATTCAGTTGCTGTTTGTGAAGCATTAGTTCTATCTGAAATATATGAATCAACACTAAAATAATCACCCGCACCAGTGTGTGTATAGTAATCAAATGTTACTGTAATGTTGCCTGGATTTGATTGGCCTTGTTTTAAAATAACTTTACCTAAATCATAGTAGTTATCTCTTTGACCGTTATCAATATCAAATCTATCTTTTACATCTTTACCTGTTGCATCAACAATTGTTTTAACTCTGAGTATATCTGCTTTGCCGAGTGATAGTGCATTTGAAACTCCATCAACTGTTGTTAAAGCTGATGGACCAACTGAACCATTTGTGTTTTTAGTTTTTACTTTTGGTGATAATCCAGTTTTTCTTACATTACAGACAAATTGAACATCTGTAATTGGTGATGATATTGATGCGCTATAAGCAGTTGCAAGATCAATAGTAATAGTACTACCTGATACTGAATACCATGATGTATTTGCACCAATTTGTTTTGTGACTGGTGAACCACCAACATCGGCATATATAAATGCTGAAGTTGCGATATCTGCAAATGAATGTGAACCAGCTGAAAAGTCTACTGAACCCGATGAATCTGAATCTTGAGTATCTCTCAGCTTAGAAGTATATATCATATTACTTGTTGCTTCGATATTACCGTCATCATCAATTGATTTAGTTGAGTTAATTGCGCTGTATGGTAATTTAAATACTAATCCATTATTACCTGTATCGAATAATTGAGCTGTACCATTAATGTCTGCTCTAAAATCTGTTCCGTCAGTATTTCCTGAAGCACTATCTTTAAGTGATAATACTGAGCTAAATGCACCTGATGTCATATTAATATCGAATAAAAATAGGCGCTTAACGCCTGATGCTGCATCGTCTTCAATGCCTCTTACTCTTGCAGTACCAACTACTGTGCTTTGACCTGTTGTAATAGTTTCACTATATAAATTTACTGTTGTATAATTAGCAACATCAGGTATACCTTGCATTAAAGCTTCATTTACTTTAACATAGTTACCTACAAAAACTGATGTTTGTTCAAGGTCTTCATGTTTAAGAGCACCTGAACCTCTTGGCTTATCAGCAATTACATAATTTGTATTTGCGTTTTCAACTCTATAACCTGATACGTATGCAACTCCTGGTTCAACACCTAATGCAATTTTATTTGTGTCACCACCATTATCTGATGTAAGATAACCATTATTTCCAGCTTCATCATCTAAATGTTCTCTTACATTTAATTGGAATACATCAACTGTATAATCACCACTTTCTTCTTTTGTTCTTCGAGCTAATCTTTCAGATAATTCTGTACCTATTGTTTTATCTGTTACATCTTTTTTAACTTTACCATCTTCCACTTCCATAAGTGTGATATAATTATTTTCTGTTCTAGAAGCAATTGCTAAAGGTTCTTTAATCAGTGTAGTTGATAATTTAAATCTATGAGCACCAGGAGCAGATTCATTTGTTGTTCCTTGTGCATTATCGTTAAGTGTTGTATCATCTGCAGATGTTGCAGCAGATTCAGTAATTTTAAGACCTACAATATAACTTGGAGTATTTGTGTATTTATCGAGTATTAAATTAGTTGCTGGAACATATACAAATGTTCCTCCAATAAAGTATACACCTTGTTCTTGTCTTACAGCGGACCCTAATCCTATAGGTGTATTTCCAGAAGTTTCAACTTGTACTTGTGGAAGTCCAGTAGCATCTGATGTTAAAACTTCATCAGCTGCAAATTTACTTGTTGTATTATCTGTTCCATTTGAAGTATACACAACATAAAGAGTTGCTTTATCTCCACCTGATACTTCAGGTACGACTTGTTTAACTTCGGCTTTAACAGATACATTAGCACCAGTAAGTGTAGAACCAACTAAATCATCAAGAATTGTTGAAGCATCAACACTATTATAAGATGATTTAATTTTTATATAATCGTAATTAACATTTAATGTTACCTTACCATCTAAAACTCTTGAACCATCTTTAAAATTATATTGACCTAATCTATCCAATTGAGCCTGTAATGCAGTTTGCATTTGTGTAAGCTCTCTTGCTTGTACTGGAAATCCTGGTCTAAATAATACTCTATGATAATTTTTTGTTTCGTCAAAGTCATCATAGTATGGTCTTTGAGTATATACTTTTACTGATGTCGTTTTTTCTGCCATAGTTTTTTCCTAATCTAATATAATATTAGAATTCAATAATTAATTTAATATCTTCAATTTGGTTAGCACTTCTATTAATTGGTGCTCTATTTTCTAAGAAGAGTATATCTCCTGACTTATTATCAATTTCTGATGGATTAATTCTTGTGTTAGATGCATGTAATAAAACAGATTCACCTGATGTTCCACCAACAATTTCTCTACCAGCTGATGATACATCTTCAAATGGAATAAATCCTGTTAATTCGTTTTGATAATAATAAAGGTAATTTTGTGAATCATCTCGATCTAATACAAAAGCTCTTGCTGTTGCTCCATCTGATCTTGTTTGTGTTATAACTTCATCTCGATCGTAATCAGCTGTTGAAGCATTTAAAGCTAAATAACCATTTGCTCTACCAGTTGCTGCGGTAAATAAAGCACCATCATAGTCAACTGAATCATATGCTTTTGGATTTTTAATTAATGTTACTTGTCTAAAATCATTATTTTGAGTAATATCAACATCATCAACATCAAGTTGAGTATTTAATCCAACAAAGAATGCTCCCAATTCGCCTACTGGGTCAACACCATGTCCTTCTTGTGGAGCAATAACTGCTCGAGCAACTGCATCACCAGAAGCAAATGTAATATCAGCTACTGTATAATGACTACCTTTAGTTGTTACTGTAATCGATTCAACAGCAGTTCCAGCAGAATTCATAACCGCTGTTGCTGTTGCATTTTCACCATCACCTGTAATTGTTACGCCTGGTGCACTTGAACCTGCAGTAAATGTTCCACCATCAGTCACTATGATTCTTTCTATTCCGCCGGCAGCATCTTGGCTATTATGTGTATAAGAATCTCTTGAAGCTTTTTGGTTAAGAAATTGTGCATAGTCAGCTTCTGATAAATCAGCTTGAGCTGCACCATTATTTACATATTCTACTCCAGTATCAGCATCAATAAATGATACTGTTTTAACTGGCATATATGTATTTGTTAAAAACTTTTCAGAATCAGCAACAGAAACTGTATACATATATTTCCAAGTGTAACCATCTGTTTCAGCTGTTGGTGATGTTAAAGTTTGAGTTGGTTGTATTGTTGAACCACCAGTTGTAGGTGCATTAATACATTTATAAACTTTAAATTCAGATGTAATTACATAAAACTTTTTATCAAATATAGATGAATCATTTGAATCCCAAGGTACATATTCTGTACCAGTTTCCCATGTATATCTTCTTACTACATGTGATACATCTGATGAGCCAAGCTTTTTAATAGCAATTAAATTTTTTCTTGCTAATCCAAACTCATCTAAGTGATCATCAGGTGGAAAATCTGATGAAATGTTTGTAGAGTCTGTTCTATTTGATAATGAATTTGACCATACATCGGCTTTACCTATACCGACATACACATTATTAGATGTATCTGCTATATCTTCTTTAAAATTATTAGCATTCAGTACTCTAAATTCCGTTGATACTATTGCTGCCATTATTATTCCTCTATTCTATATGAATTGTTGCGTTAGTGTTATATTTATTTATATCTGTTGAATCGATAGTTTGTATAGTTTGGTCACCAAAAAACTGAATAGTTTGGCCTCCACTAAACAATCGAGCCGTTGTATAAAAATTATCTTTTTTTCTATTAAAGTATTTATTAGCAACAATTAAATCAGATCCATCGTCTTGATTGTTGCATAATATTTTTGAAATCATTGTATCATGTTTTACACGATCTTCGTTTTGTATTAAACTCTTAATTCTTACTTCAGGGTCTAATGCATATCCTCTTCCAACTCCACCTAATGTTATAGCACTGATTTCATTATCTGAATCAAGTGTTACTGTTGCGGTTTCTGTAACATTAGTTGATAGTAAATTACCATCTGCATCTCGAGAAGTTGGTGCATCAAAGATTAATGTAGGAGCAACTGTATATTGTTTATCAGCTAAACCATAGAAAATAACCTCTGCTACTTGTCCTAAGAGTGAATTATTACTACCATCTACAGGTGCACTTGCTGTAATGAATAAATTTGTAAATCCACTACCCGCACTATCAATTGTAATATTATCTACATCAATTTGCCCATCGGATGTAAGTGCTAATGTAACTGTTGGGTTAACTGTACTTGTACCTTCACCATTGAATGTTAAAGTAGGAACTGCTGAGTACCCATATCCTGGTTCAATGACTTCTAAATTTGAAAGACCACCTGAACCGTTAAGCGTTACTGAGAAAGTAGCTGCTTTATAAATTTTTGCAATGACTGTTGGATTGAATGATGAAGCAAAAGCTTCTACAATTATTGGTATATCATCAATAGTTAAACCTGGTACTATACCTGGCATAGCTGAATTCAATCTTGTATCAGCTGCAATTTGTTTAAATTTTGATGAAGTTTTAATTGTTAAATCACCATCTGTTGTATTAACACTTGTCAATAATATGGTTAAAAGAATCTCAGCAAAATAAATAAACCCTGATGGATGTACTAATCTATCGAATACATATTCCCAATCTTCAATATTACGAGCTGTCTTAATTAAATAACTAAACCTTTGATATCTTAAACTATCATGAATTCTAATTTTCTTTTCAGATAGCATACCTTTGTTTGTAGTAAATGAACCTCTTGGTTCAAACGTTACAGTTGTACCATCTGTAATTGTAACAGCTGAAGACACAGTAATAGTTAAACCATTTGATGAAATACTTTCAACAATAATTGAGTTATCATTACTGTCTTTATAACTTCGTGGCACTTGAGTACCTGCAATAATTTGACTTCCTATTTGTATATTACTATTTGCTGCTGTTATTACAAGCGTTGTTGAATTTGTAACTGCACCATTCAGAACAGCTGTGGTAGATTCTTCTTGTGTAAATGTACCAGCCGATGGTATAAGTGTATTGTCATAAGGAAATGCTATCTCAACATTTTCTTCAAATAATAATCTAAAAAATATTTCAATTGATTCTGTTGAACCTCTGAGCTTATAAAACTCAATAATGTTTTTATATAATGTTCTTTTATTTGATAGTATTGAAAATGGTACTGCAGGTGCAATTTCTTTTTGTTGTAATTTTAAATAATTTTCTGAATTAACATCGATATCCATAGCAGATTCGATTGTATTCATAACATATGATGGCCCAGGTCCCGCATAGTATTTAATAGGTGTAGTTAATTTTGCTGAAAATCCATTATATGCAGCTAATAAATTTGTTCCTTCAAGATTACCTTGATCATCTATTCTTGGTTTTACTGTATATGTTTTACCGACACCTTCCAATGTTGATAAAGAACCAGGTAATTCATTACCATTTGTAATTGCTATATCACCTGAAGTTAATGCAATTGTTGTGCTCACGCCCGCGGGTGAGGTGACTACTAATGTTGATGATGAACCTTGTTGATCTGTAAAGAAATGATCATTTTCATTATTAGGATCTGAAACACGAAATGTTACTTTATCGTCTAATACAATTCCAGTAAAAGTTTCAGTTTGATCATATAAAAATTCATCAAGGTTTAAAAATGTATAATAAGCCTTAAGGAGCTTTAATAATTCTGGACTCCTATTTAATATTTCAAAAGGAATTAGTTGATCAACTCTTAAATTTTCTTTAGTTTGATCTTTACTTGAAACAAGCTTTTCTAAAAATCCTGGTGAAAAAGGTTTATTATTCGCAAGACTCATTATTTAATTCTCGAATTCGTTGTGTAATTAATACTACCTGCTGCTCCAGCTGTTGCAATTGTATCTACTTGGGCATTCACTGTTACACTATTACTATCAATATTTAAAATTTCTTGTCTTTTTGGTGCTATATCTAATGAATCTGGCACGACTGTAATTTTAATTGGTGTATTATTATCTGAAGGGAATGAATGCAATGTTACTTTACCATTTGTTAAATCAACTTCTCCAGCATCTGAAACAACTGTAATGTTAGTACCACTAACAATTTTATATACAATAACTTTTCTTTTAAGTGAACCACTAATAGGTACATCACCAAAGAAATGTGATACACCACCTATACTAAATGCTGATGATGTCAATACAAATTTAGTTGATTCACCACTATTATAAATTGCTTCTGCAAAATTAATTTCAAAATTATTTGATGCTGCTGTAGTATTAGGTGTAATATTTTGGAACATTCTTGGTCTTACATTACTATTTTGAATACTTGGATCGGCGTTATCAATCGCTCTTAATAATTGTGAATGCCTAAAGACACCGTCAAACTTATTTAAATTATTAAAGTTATAATCAGAAATTGTATCTCTTACAACTGATTGTAATGATACAACATCTCGATCTGTAAGGTTTGGATTATATTTTACAAATACATCAAGTTCTAAATTAGTAAATTCTGGATCGATAATCTCTGGAATAATAGATACGATATTCTTTCCTTTTAATATTGAATTTTTTATCTCATCTTTTTCATCTGTTGTAAGTGCTGATGAAAGTAAAGGTTTAATAGCAATATATACTTTACCATAGTCAGGTGGACTTTGATCTTCACCACCCCATGTAGATATTGAATCAATGTTTGTAAACTGTTTTTTAAGAATAGACGCATAGTCTTCTGCAGTTACTGCTCTATCCTGAGTAGCAAATGTTAATGGTGCATTGAATCGAATTGATTCAGTTGTTTCTTTTTCTACACCACCAGCTGAATTACTTACTACTGAAACTGTGTATGTTGATGAACCTGTTAAACCTGTTATTGAATCATTAAATACAAATGCATTTGCACCATTACTTTCTTCACCATTTGTAACTACATAATCAATTGTGACAATATTATCTGTTGATGGTTTTTTACCTGTAATGCCATCGCCAAAATAAACTTCATAGTAACCTGAATTATTTTCTTGTAAAAAATAAACTTGTGATGTAGAATTAATACCTGTAAGTGATTCAAATTTTGTATATACATCAAATTGAGAAGAGTTTTGATTATTTTGTAGCCTTACTCTGAGTGATGATGTATCAGCATCGTCATCTGATACTTGAAACTTTTGATTTTCAATACTTGCATCGACACGGTATTTAAGAGTTCTTAATTCGCCTTCAGCTAATGTAACATTTGAAAAACTATAAGTAGCTGTTGTACTACCATCAGTGACTAAATCTGCTGAATGAGTTCCAAGTAAAACATAATCATAATTCGTTCCATCGGCTAATGTTGTTCTAAATTTTTGTCCACGATTTAATGTTATAGTCGATGGTAAAGTAGATGGACTATCAAATGCACCCGTTTCATTCGAAGCATCAATTGTAAAATTAATAATTGACCTAGGTGAAAGTATTGACCTAGGAGTATATCCTAATAGTTTTGCTCTTGTAACTATATTACCGCGTATTTGAGCTGAATCAAGGAATGATTCATTTAATGAATAGTGAGCATTCAAGGCATTATAATGTGTATTATATGCTAAGACATCAAGTAATACACTTAGTCCTGAACCATCAAAATTATATCCAGTAAACTCATCTTGAGTTTTAAGATAGTTCTTTAAATTCTTTTTAATTTGATCGAAATCTAATTCTGTTACATTTAAGTTATTTGCCATTATCTTAACCTTCTTAATACTATTTCGACAGAATCATCTATGTCGAATTCTTTTATTCTAAATTGTAATTGTATTCTATATCTATTCTGATCAGCTTCATCTTCAATTAATATATTTTGAAGAATAACTCTTGGTTCAAACCTCTTAATTGTAGATTTGATTTGATCTTTTATTAAACCCTTTGTAATTGCATCTGCAGGTTCAAATAATAATCCTCGTAAGTCCGCTCCCGTACTTGATTGGAATGGTCTTTCAAATCTATTAGTTTGTAATAAATTTTTTATAGAATTTTTAATTGCATTATCATCACGTAATGGTATGATATCTTTACGGATTGGATGTAGTGTCAAAGCTAAATCTATATCTGTAATAGTTTTTTTACGGCTATCAATACGTGCCTTTTTAAGGTCTCCACTGATTGTTTTGTCTTGTGATAATAATGCCATATAGTTATTTATATAAGTTAACTGATAGATTCATCAGCAACTGAGGTTAATTGTTTTGCAGGAACTGGTGATGATGCACCTCCCGATCCTGGTACTTCAATGTGTTTATGTGTTGCTAATGTTGGACTGTTACCAGCATCTGTAGATATATCACCAGTCGCATGTAATGTACCTACTACTTTAGTATTTCCTTTCAATTCTATTGTTCCATCTTCTTGAAATTTTATATATGAGCCAGTTTTATGTGTAATTCTTATTTGTTCTGACCCACTACTATTATCGATTTCTATTTTATGACCTGCTTTTGATTCATATACTTTATTATCTACTGAAGCATATGATGGTATATCACGAGTTCCGTCTGTTTTGGTTGCAATACTTCCCATGATAATAGCATCTTGAGCTGAAGGGCCATCTCTAAAAAATCCAACAACCCATGAACCAACTTCTAAATGATGATTACCACCTACACCTTTAAGAGATGCAAAAGAATTTGGCATCATTACTGTGGACCATGGAAGATTTTTCTTTATTTCTTCATCCTCTTCATTAAAATAGCCATAAGGAAATACTTTTACTCTATTGAGATTTTTTGGATCGTTAATATCTTCAACTCTACCAATAAACCATGCAAATTGTCCATTTAAAAATTGATCATCACCTCTATTCATTTGCTATTTTCCTTTCATCTAATGTTTTAATAAACGAATCTTTCTTAGCAGATACAACCATTGTATATCCACTTGGTTGAAATAAATGTTCTACTGTAGTAACTAAATGATTGCCACTCAATACTTCTGATTCATTATTAAGAGTATCTTCTATTTCAGCTACACGTAATAGTTCTAAATTGATTATAGCTCCCGCATGTAAATCAAAATCTCCAGGTATTTCAAACCTTTGTGCAGTAGTATCATTTAATGCTTTATGTGACATCATTTCTGCAAGTGATTTCGATGTAATATTTTCATGATAATTATTACTATCATCAAATGCTAAAGTATTTTTATTAATAAAATAATTTCTTCCTTCTGTAAATGTTTTGATATCTGTATTTGCAATTTTAGAATCACTTGCTAATGGTGGATTCTCGTTTAATAAATTTTTATTTTTAAATTCGTATACTGTTGTATCGTATATCTTTTCTGCAATATCAATATGATGAACCGTAGCACCATAAGAACCTTCTGCTCCTGAATAAAATTTTGACATTTTAATTTCACTACGATCTTTTGTTATTTTTTTCTGTAGTTCTTCAAAGTATT